TTTCCATTTTCTCGTACCTTATCTTTCAATGCTTCAATGTCTTCTAATGCTTTATCTAACTGTTCTCTTAAAAATTCTATATTAACTTTATTAGTCATATTCATTTCTTGAGTTTCTTCCATTTTCTCTACAGTCTTATAAAGATCCTCTATCAAAAAATGTTGTTCTTGATCCGTAGGGACTTGCTCACTTTTTTTAAGCAAATCATTTGTAAATAATTCTCTTGATGTCTCTAACGATACCAACCTCGCCGTCAGCTCTGTGTAACCGAGCACGCCCATTCCAACAAGAATTATAAGGCTAGCAACCGTTTTCATCGGCATCTGTACTGCAGCCGACTCCGATATATTTAAAGGTTTTTTACTCATCTTTCTTTTTATGATACATCTCGTAAAACATATTGTCACTATCCTCGGTTACAAATTCCGAATCTTCTGCATCCCAATAAGTATTTTGGACTTTATAGTCAGGCCAGCTGTTATCAGTAGTATAGCTATTAATGTGCCACAAAAGACGATTATTAGGCTGAGCTGCATAATTACCGTTATCAAGAGCCAATATATGTGCACACTTATGTTCTTGAGGAATTTCAGAGTGTTCAGTATCCAATATGTTAACGTCTGGATGTGCCCAATCAATCGTAAATAAATATTTACCATGGTAAAATTTTCTATCTAAACCTAGGTATTTGCCCTTTACACCATCCAGCCAATCAAAACAAGTAACACTAGGCCAATAACTAAAACTGTTCCACAATTCCAATTCATGTACTTGCATATTCGGCACATTGGATCTATCAAAAGATTTTTGATAAAACGCTGATATAGGGAGACGCCAGTAACACGCACCGTTTGGTAACATGATATTAAACAAGAGCGCACGCCCTGATATTGATGTAAGACCGAAGATAACACAGTCTTCACTTTCTCCGTTATGTTTTTTAAGATCATAAAGATACTCCTTTCTAATTTTGCAGTATATTGGTGGTAGATTTGCGTTCAGATATGACATGTTTGTATTTTTCCCTCCAATAATTTTTTCTTTCTAATTGTCTTATTCTATAATCAAATTTATCTAAACCCAATAAATTTGCAATGAGACTTTTTAACATTTCCATCTTCTTCTTGCAGCACATATTCTTTTATCAGGAGTTTTACTACAACTAATATTGTGCATCTTCATTTGTCCTTTTGATCTTCTACAATAAGATGCTCTTCTTTTAGAAGCTTTAGATCCTTTTTTAACTTTTCCTGTTACTGCTGTTTTAAGTTTAGAACCAGGGTTCATTCGTCTGTATGCACGAACCCCTGCAGAAGTCATACCTGCACCTGATTTAGTAGATCTAAAGTTTCTTTTATTCTTTGAAGGCATTCCACCTTTAGCAAAACCATCAATCTCTATACCTAGATCAGCATAGTAATCCATCTAAAACCTATACTGTTAATCCAGGTCCTGAATACTTATCTGTAAGCAAAGTATAAGCAGTTACTTTAGTTTTGGTTTTACAAAAAAGTCCTTTTGGAAAAAGAATTCCATCTTCAGGAAAGTTAAAATTAATAACATCTCCAGATGGTACATCAGCTTGAAACAAAGTTGCTCCAGCATTTGATGTAGTTGTAAGTTCCAAAGTTCCAGCTCCTGTGCCGTCAGATGCAACAATAATTCCTCTTAGTCTTATTGGTTGCTCTATAATAGCTGTGGCACCTGCCGCAGCAATTGATCTTGTTGCTTGTATATCACTTTTAAAAGCCATTTGTTCTCCTAGTTCATGGCTCCCGAAGGAGCCACTAATTTTGTTTATTAAAACTGTTGTACGTTTATAATAAATCTCATATTACCGCTTGCTGTTGCGTTTACAGTATTTGTAATTTGCAAGAAAATATTTCTTGCTGCACCAGAAACGTTAGATGCTGGAGATGCTGCAGGTGATGCATCACTGCCAGTTGTGTTTATTAAAGTCAAGTTGTAACCAGATCCTGCAGGAACAGTAGTTCCACCATCAAGAATTTGATCTGTGATAGCAGCCACTAATTGTGCTCCGCCTGTTGCAGTTCCAACTTTGAAACCAATGTCACCAGCTGATGCTAAAGTAGGTGCAGAAGTACAAACAATATCAATAGAAGTAATGATAGAATTATCTGGCTGAGAAAATGTTACCTCAGTTGTTCCAGCTGTTGCTTTGACGATTGCGTCTGCAGTTCCTTGTCCAACAAGTTTTGTACCTGTGTAAGCACCTGTTGAGTCAATTGCGAATACATTTGTGAATGCACCTGTAGTTGAGTTTTTCGTTGCTCCAATAAAACCGTTCTCCGATCGTACCGGTCCCGAAAATGTAGTATTTGCCATAATATTCTCCTTTGTATAGCTTTAGTTATGTCGTCTCTATACCGTCTGCCTAGTCAGTCGACATAATAGTTTTTTCTAGGTTGTTTTGATTATATATAAAAAAAGGGGCAGAGTAAACTCCGCCCCTTTTAGATTGTTAGGTAATTAGATATTACGCAGCACCTGGAGAACCAAAGATTCCTCTAGGGTCAGAGAAGCCGAAGCTGTATCTTTCTCTAGCTTTGAATCTAACGTTTCCTGTGTCGAAATCACCTTCAATCGCAGTTTTAATTGGCGATCTTACGAAGTGTTTCATACCATTTGGTGCGTCAGTCATAATGAAGAATGCATCAGTATCATTTAAGAAATGGTTAATTCTATAACCTTCTGGTATCATTCCCATGTTTGCCATTGCGTTGATATCGTTATCTGCAGTTCCGACTCTTTGAGGTGATCTCATGATTCTCTCAGCAGTAAATTGTAATTCTTTTGGAATTATTAATTTTCTACCTTGAAGAGCGATCTTTAATCCTCTTTCGTCTACGAACGCAGCGATGTCAATCAATGATTGTTCTAACGATGTTTCTGACAAGTCAGCAGCAGTAGATAATTCATTTCTGAATGTTCCACCGTTTGCTAATGGGTGGTCAGTAGTACAAAGTGCTTTACCGTCACCTCCATTAAAGCTTCCGCCTGTATCAAACGCATTGTTTAATACATTCGCCGCTGTGATTTGTTTTGATTGCGCCATTGATCTTGCAAGAGCTCTTGTGTATCTGCCTGCTAATCTGTCGTATAAGTTATCTTCAATTGCCTCTTCTGTGATAGCAAATGCTAACGCCACAGTATTGTGAGTGTATCTTGAAGTGTATACTTCAGAAGCTTGGTCAAAAGTGACCATAGCACCTTCAGCTTTATTTGCTGCTGTGCCAAAGCCAGATAACATTACTTCTTCTTCAAACGCTCTGTCTGAAGTTTCAGTATTGAATATCTCTGCATGCTCATTGTCGTATCTGTTGTATTCCAGGCCAAACAGTGCGTTTAATCCTGGCTCTAGTTCTTTAACTAGTTGTGATCGTGATATAGCCATAAATTATACTCCTGTTCCTTGGTCGTAGAAGTGGTTAACAATTCTAACCAAAACATCTACGTTAGCACTTCCAGCTTCGCTATTTTGCGTATCTTGCGAAATATCAACTGCTTGAAGTACAGTACCACTTACTGTTAATCCAGAAACACTGTGATCCAATTGAACCTCAGATATTCCAGATAAAGTGTTACCTGTTACGTTTGTTATTGCAAAGTTCTTAAAGATGTCTGCTACCGCAAACGCTCCATCAGAATCTACTGAATAAACTACACTCGGGTCGTCGATGATGTTAGCGATAATATCACTAGCAGCAACTCCACCTGGATAGTTGTTTCTAAAAGTAGGCTTCTGAGTAGTAGGGTCTGTGTAGAACACTCCGTTAAAAACGCCCACGACAAGATCAGAGGTATTTGCTACCGCTCTTTCGATCCCGCCACCAGTTACAGGTTTTACCAAGTCACCTTGGAAAATTGCAGTTGCATATCCGCTTGCAATTCTGTATCTGTTTTGCGCGTTAATAAATGGAGAGCCATCTAACTTTCTTACTGGTCTTAGACCATATTTTTCAGCTACATTAGCCATAGTTGTTTTCTCCTTTATTGTTTAACATTTACTTAGAGTGGTGATTACCAAAAAATTAATTTTTGTTTCCTCCACCAAAAGTTACGCGAGATTGTCGACTAATATTCATCGGCATCTCAGGTCGTTGTTCCTTCAAGACATCGTTATCCACCGAGTCAACTTGATCTTGAGTAATTTTTTTAAAATACTCAGCACGGCTTTTTGCGATCTCTTCAGGTATCCTTCCCAACACAAGGCCAGCAACCCCGATCAA